CATCTGGTCCGACATTTGAAGCATTTAACCGTCCCATTATGCCTACGAGTTCTCCTTCAACACTCCATTGAGGAATGGTTATTCTGTTTGATATATTGTCATATCCAACTTGAAAAAATTTCTGTGATTCATAATCAATGCCGTCCTGGGCGAAGAGATATGATAGTTTGCCCGCATATGGATCTAGCTTATTTAAGTCATACGTTTTAAGAAGGCTAGACTCTTCTACCTCTTCACGAATCATTCTTTTAAAGAACCCATTAAAAACGGGCTTGATTTTCACTTTGCTTTCTAAACTTGATTTCTCTAATCCCAATACATCTGCCGCCCATTTTAAGGACTGTGAAAAACTCTTTTTTAACCGTAGCATTATTAAACTAATCAGATTCCCTTTTTCGCCATTTGAGAAACAGTAAAATAATAGAGTTTCCACATTGATCACTGTAGCTGATGGATTGCTACCCGGCTCCCAGCTACATCTTATTTCTTTTTTCTTCTGGTGAATATTATCAAAACCTAGTTCCTGCAAGATTTTGACGATAGCGTCAATATTATCAATCAAGTAATCATTTAACTTATCAACGCTAATCATCTATCCACCCCCTTGCTACCAGTTATGATCATTCACTACATGACAATATCCGACTTCTCTCCATGTGTTGAATCTTCCATTGAATTCATATAATATTTGCTTCTTATCTTCATCGTTACGTGTCTTATCTACAAATGCTATTATGTAGCGTTTGTTCTCCGGATCGAGTTCTTGAATTTCCTTTATGGTATATTTTCCATCATCATCTCTTTTCTTTTGATGTGGTTCAATGTAGTATTTACTGTTCTGATCAAACTCGTCGTCCCACATCGTTCTAAAATATATCATTTCTGAAAACACTTCTTTAATCTGCTTAGAGTTTGATAAACAACTTGCATCTAAATATCTTCTATTTGAAGTATGTAGAGCCAGCTGATATGTGCAAACCAAAGCTATATTCTCTTTTGATGCAAGCTGAAACAGCTTACGAGAATGTAGCAGCAACTGTTGCCACATAGCTTCATCTACTTCATCTTCTGACTTCATGGTGTCAAACATAAACACCTGATGTCCCAATTTTGACAACTTCTTAATTACTTTTTTGACCTTATCCATATTATTGTCGAATAGCTTTACAAAGCGGATATCTCCATATTTTTCTTTTATAACCTGCTTTGCTTTCTGCAGCATTTCAAACTGCTCTTCCGTAAAGCTACCTTTTTTGACCTGTTTTCTTGTCAGTTTCCAATACCCCAAGTCCTGAGTTAAAACATGAGACAATAACAATAATTTGAAATCCTTTGACCTCTGTTCGTTACTGATGACCGTACACTTTATTCCATTCTCAGTGATTGGTATTATCATATTCTCAAACACGAAACTGGATTTACCTATTCCAGAGAATCCACCTATCATATAAAGCTCTCCCAAAGGAAGGCCTAATGTGATATTGTTTAAGATTCTGCAATTCTTCGCATAGCTTATTCCCGTCGCAGATCCTTCATTACACTCAGCTATAAAATCATCGTCTATTTCCAATGTTTCAATCTCAAAATCATGACCAGTGTTAATAGATATAGAGTTCAGTTCATAATCAAAGAAGTCGTACACTTGTTGATTAGTCATCTTTTTGAACTTCTTCATGTTGCTTAATACGTTGAATCCTTTATCATAAAGCTCCATTAAAGTATTGTATTTTACTATACTGTCATAGTAACCTTCTGTGTTCTCCGCTGCGGTGACACCCATGATTTCTTTGATTGTCCTATATCCGTTACGCTCTTCGTAATATTTTTTGGTTTCTGGAAATTTCTCAAGATAAGTTTCCAGCGTTGTATTGTCAAAATTCCTGTATCCTTGCTCGTATAGATTCTTGCCTAACGTGAAATAAAACTCTCCATCTTCAGTCAAGAGGGTCTTTCTTTTACCGTCGTTTATTTTTAAATAATCTCCATACTGATCCGGATCATTCCATAGGCAGAAAACAAAGGAGCCTTCAAGCTCCAGTCTGCCCTCTATTAATTCTGGTGGATAATTATTTAAGTTTCCTATATATCATCCTCTCCTATAATGCTTGATAAATCTTTTGCTTTTTTCGCATGTACTTTTTGGTTTATCTTAACTTCCTGCAAGTCATCCGCCTGAACCTCTGCTTTCTGTAGTCTTGCTTTTTTGACCTGCATCTTCTTCTCTTTAGCGGCTACGTCTCTGATTCTTCCTTTGAGTATCGCCGTTATATAATTAACTTTACCTACATAACTTTTGAATTCTTTATTTTGAACTGCCCACACAATATCGTCATAACATTCTAATATTGTTAGGTAGACAATCTTTGAACCATAAAACTCAACCAACTCATTAAATTTTTTCATGATATAGGATGGGGGAGGTGGCTCCCCCTTCTTATATCCAAGGAAATCAAAATAAATACAGTCTTTAGCTTTCTGAAAGTATTTAATCTTTTCTTTCCACTTGATGTAAAGTTCCTCGGTTTTGAAGTAGCCATCTTCTGGTGATTTAAAGAATACGTTTGAGTTACCGTATTCTCCTGTCGCCTTGCACTTTACTCTTCTTCCTTTATTTGTTTTAGCAGTCATTCTTTATGTTTCTCCCTATAATGTTAAAACTGTTTTGAAAAATGAGGGAAAGCGTATGGGTAATAAGATAAATTCAACTGATTCAACAATTTAAAAGAACAGTTTCTATGCACTAAGCATATTTACGACATTTTGAAGAACATTAGTTGGCACTTCTTCATTGAATTTTGCAAATCCTTCATCTTTCATGTATGTCTTTGCTGCAGTCTTACTTTCAGCCGGACTATCTGTCCATATAGACTTGATCTGAGATAAAAGCTCCTCGTTTGCTTCTTCGTCTACAAACGACTCTCTCTGCTTTTTACTGTACTCACTAGCTGCTTTCTCCTTCTCCTTGGTCTTTTCTGCTTCTCTTTTTTGAGACTCTTTTAAAGATTCGCCGCTTTTGGATCTTTCTTTCTCGATAGCATCCTGCATAGTTTTAATAAGAACGTCAACATCAAACGGAATCTTTCCTTCGATATCGGCAAAACGAGATTTGCTGTCTACAGAATAGGTATCATCTCTGAAGTTGATTACTCTACTTTCACCAACCACTTGTCCTTTAAGAATATCTTTTCCTTTGATATCTTTTTTACCAGTTGCTTTCTTAACCACATCTCTGTCAATATAAGCCACGCCTAAGAAGTGTAATTTCGTCTTTATCGCGTTAAAGTATTTCTGTGAAATATTACTTGTCAATATAGAATACTGCTCCTGACTCATCACATCATCTATATCTTTCTTTTTTGTATGCGCTATTATAATGAAGCTTACACCGACCTTTTTAAGCTCCCAAAGCTCATTAAGTACAATCTCAATGGTTTTGTCTAGTCCTTTGCCAAATCCACCATATGCAGCATTGATCGTATCGATTTTTGGTGCGTCCGCTTTTCTGTTTTTATTATGTAACCGTATTACCTCTTGCTCTGCCAGCAAACATAATTCATCGTAAGTATCAATAACCACAACTTTAAGGTCTGGATAGTCGGTTTCTTTATTCTCCACTATATCCGTAACGATGTCATCAAACGTCTGCCAGTCCTCTACTCTTTCACTAACGATTCCTTCAATAGCATCATGACCATCTTCCTTACCAATATCTAAGGCTATGTATCCATCTTTACCCGCGAGTTTTTCGCACATCTGCTTTACTATTGTTGTTTTGCCTATCCCCGACTCGCCCATAATAGCCGTATTATACGAAAGTGGGTTTAAACTAATATGACGAACTTTACCGTATTTTCCCATTAACTAATCAAATACCCCCTGTACTCTATATCCCAAAATCATCATCAAAAGCATCATCTATATCGAAAGGAATTCCCTCATCCTTATCGTCTTCTTCTACTTCTTCTTTTAAAATGTCTTCTAAATGCTCTGGCTTTATAAACTTCATAGTTTCATCTTCGAGCTCATCAAGTGTAAAATCAGCTTCGATTATTCCATTCTCGAAATCCCCAGTGAGTAATGGAGTATTAAGCCTGATTTCATTCTTTCGCTCTCCCATGATTGCTTCTCTCGGTTTGAAATCTTCCACCTTAGCTAATCCCGCTTCAACTAATTCAAGCTGAGCTGATGTTAACTGAGACTCATCAAATTCAATCTCTTCTGCTCCTGAAATCATGAGACATCTCCAAGTCAAGTGATATAACTTCTTACTGTTATCAACCGTGAGATATTTTTCTCTTATCTTCCATCTCTTTATATCGTTTTCATTTTTGAAATTTAACTTTGCACCTGAGAGAACTACCTGCTGCGGAATGAACATTTCCTTACCAGCTTCACCAATAGCTTCGTTGACCTGTTTTGTATTTCTGACATATTGTCTAATAAAACCATCAACGGTTATTATTCTTTCCTTCTTGAAATCCGACTTGTCCACAGAATCTTTTGTGAAAAAGAGATCCATATCTATCTGAAGTCTTGGCTTTTCATTTTTTTTTGCAAGGTAGATGTTCTGTACCACATATTTATTCTTGATAATCTTATTTCCTGATTTATTAACGTATGGTTCTTTCTCAACCGTTCCACCGACTTTGACAGGCTTATTTATCTTCTTTAATATGTCTGCCAAG